GTATTAAAACCGAAGCGGAAGTAGAGGCTTTTTTAACTACCCCACGAATGTCGGGGCTAGAAAACTTTAGCACGGCTTTTGATTTTGTCGTACCACGTGAGTTGCAAGAACAACTTGGGACGATGGACCAACTAAACGAACAATTAAAGACGCGTACGCATAATAAATTACAGACTAAAAAGAAGATTGTTGAAGCATACAAAGACGAGGCACAAAGGTTAGTTAAAAGCCGTCCACAAGTTGCGGAACTTTTTCCAAAAAATGAAATATTTAACTTAGAAAACATTGAAGAGACGTTGCAAGATCCAGCGCTTAAAAAAGAACCGCCGAAGGGCTACCAACAATATAAAGGAGGCATGACGCCAGTAATTAATCAGCCTTTTACTGAATCCTATGTGCGTAAGGGTGTGCTTAGTACCATCATTGATGCTTTGAAGAAGGGCGACCGCTATGTAGCAGTGCCGAACGATCAGACGCAACGAGAGTTTAATACTGGTACGCAAACTACTGCGGGTGGCACGTATGATATAGCTACTCAAGAGTTGCGCGACATTGCTGCGCAGTATGATTTGCCGGTGTTGGATTTATACATTCAGTCTTCTGATGCAGCTAATCCTTCGGACGGCTTAATGGCAACAATTGATTTAGAACCGTTGCGTGAGATTATTGCTAGTGGTGACTTTAAAGGGTTTACAGGCTATAAAAAAGGTGGTGTGGTCAAAGCCCCGCCCGCGTTATACAAAGTCGATTACGGCGATTATGGTCGAAGCTATAAATAGAGTTATAATGGTTATTATGAAAAAACCAGAAACCATAAAACAATTACGAAGTATTTTAATTAAGATGCGTAACTTTGATGTGGTCCAATACTGTTTGGATAATCCTCAGCTTGAGCTAGGTGAAATGCTCAGGGCCAAAGAACGTTTAGAGTTAGATACGCAATCTAAATTAATTACTCAAGAGATTATAGAAAAGCTTAAAAAGAACTTGTAATGGCACGTATTAAACAAGTCCAAGCGATTGATCCGAACAAACACAAGGCTAAATGCACGTCGCAAAGCACCCAAAGAAACATTGGTTTTTCTACGATGAACAAGAATAAGAAGCGATCTTTTAAAAAATATCGTGGACAAGGTAGATAAAACTTGTAATACTTGCCATATTATGGCACTACGTCTCGATGGAAAAGTGTCTAGTTTGGCAGACAGTCCTTGTATTGGCAGATGCTCAGTCGCTCAATGGGGTGACGATAGATGCAAAGGCTGTGGACGTTACGAGCAAGAAACTATGTCGGCATATTGGAACGCCTTGCCGGAGACTGAACGTAAATTAATTAATTTACGTAACGTTTTTGAAGGCTTTGAGATCCGACACTTGCGCAAAGACTAACGTCACAGACTGGCTAATTTTAAAGCCTGTGGCAGACAGGAAGGAGAACACTGCGCTAAAAATGACCGACAAAATCAATCCCCCACATTATAAAACTGGTCTAGTTGAGTGTATTGAAGCCATCGAAAGTAGTTTATCCCCGGAAGAATTTAAAGGGTACTTGAAGGCAAGTATCATTAAATACTTGTGGCGTTACGAACAGAAGAATGGCCTGGAAGACTTACAGAAAGCGGATTGGTTCTTGCGTAAGCTCATGTATCACGTGGAAAAGGACGAAGGACAAGGGACCAAGGACATAATGTGGAAAAAACGTATAAATTAGGTAGAAATTAGGTAAAAACAGGCTAAAAAGCCTTTCCTATAGAGGGTACTTTTATAATTACACCTAATGTGAATTTCTATTTCTCTGACTTTTTCTGGAACTGACTATCAAAATTTAGCAATAAATCGACATTATGACGTTAGGTAAAGCTGTAAAGTAGGTCCTATAAGGGTTTCGACCTAATTTCTACCACATTAGGTTCACATTATGTACATTATGTGAAAATTAGTGCTATGATATTACATTCATTACTTTCTCCTTCGCTTAGGGGACAACGATACTTCTCCCCTTGTTCCCTAAGCTCTTTTCATGTTTAATTATCGCAATGGCAAAAATAAAAGACCAAGACTTAGTTAGTAACGCTTTTAATATTACTGAAAAAGCCAAACGCTTTGCTGAAGAATACGTTTACAACGATGGCAGTAAAACTAAAGAAGAGTGTGCGGTCTCTGCTGGGTATGCTAAAGAGTCTGCTTCTGTTAGAGCTTCCGAATTAACTAACCCAAGAATGTACCCCAAGGTTGTTAAGTACATTGAACACTTACAAAACCAACTATCCAATAAATATCAAGTTACTTATGGTAGACACATAAGAAAACTTGCCGAGATAAGAGACTTAGCAATAGATAAAGGTAACTTTACTTCTGCTGTGGCGGCCGAAGTACAGCGAGGGCGTGCGGCTGGCTTGTATATTGAGCGTAAAGAGATCCGTACGGGATCCCTGGAAAGCCTGTCCATTGAAGATTTAAAAACTAAGATTAAGACGCTGGTTGGAGATTACAAACCACTACTAGATGAAGGCGTAGATGAAGCAACTATCATCACGCAAGATAATAAATTAGATTCTTGATTATTTTTTGTAAGCAGACCAGATAGTTATAGCCAGAAAACAACACATAAGAAAAACAGCATCAGGATAAATAGGCATCTATTTGTCGTAGTTTTTTGGTCTTGCGTCTTTGGTTTTAAGTTTATGCAAACCTACGGGGTCTAGGATATAAGAATAGTGATAGCCGTCTTTGTCTTTTACCACTATTTGAAAGCCATCAAAGTGAGTAATAATCGTCTGTCCTTCTCTAATTAAATGTTCTTTTAATTGAGATAGACTTGACCATTCCTTAGCTAGTAAAGGGTCTTGTTTCTGTTCTTGTGCTGTTGGGGGTGTAGCTTCCAAGACATCATAAATATATTTTTTTACTAGCTCGTTGAGATCATAACGAGTAATCATTTTCTTTTTCTTGTAATACTTGTTACCTAAATTTAATCTCTCTTCGTCTGTTAGCTCAATTGATATGTTAGTTTTCATGCTTCCTCCTTAATCTTTGTAATAAAAATCTGCACATTCTAATAAACATTCAACACCATGTAATTGATGTAGTTCACTTTTGAATTGTTTTTTCATGTTCTTATCATCTTTGTTTGCTTTAATGCAATTTTTAGAATCATTGATTAAACAGCGAACAACTGCTAAAGCTGTTTCTAATTCTTTGCTTTCTTTCTTAAATGTAAGTTTAATATTCATGCTTCTTCATACTCCTCATTTGTTCGTTCGTCTGCCCAAAACCCCTCATCTGATCCACAAGATAAACAAACATTAGTTTTTAAATTAATATCTCTACTGCCACAACATATACAACATTGAGGCATTTCTGCTATCTCTAGCCAACTGTAATTACGTTTCATGCTTCCTCCTCAAGTGTTTCCAACATCAAAAGTAATTCACCTTGTTTATTTATTGTTTCTCCTTCCTCTTTGATGTCGTCCCAATCAAATAGAATATAATCGTTAGGGGCGTTATGTACCTCTTGAAGAACCCCACCTTCTACCTCAATAATTACAGTATCACGACATATACCAAGCTCATCTAGTTTATTTTTAATATTCATGCGTCCTCCTCTATAAAAAATTTAACTGCTTCTTTACCCAACTTTCTTTTATATTTTTTGCAATATAAATCATTGTATTTAATCCATAACTCCCTATCAGATGGGTCGATATTACCGGTAATCCGCCACCATTCTTCTGATTGACGCCACCCTTTATAATATTTACTTTCAATATCATTTATTTTTGCTTGTAACTTTTTTAATGTCATCTTTTTACCTCGTATTTTTTATCTAAATCTCTGAAAATAAGTCTTACTGTGTCGTCTGCTAAAACTGTGTGGTCGTGTTGCATGATAAAAGTGTCTTCGTCATAAACTACTATGGTTATCTTCATGCGATAGTCGTCTAATTTAATTTTCACTATTCTCCTCTGCATATTTCTTGTCGATAAAGTCTTTATTATCTTTTTGCCATGTCGCTTTAGTCTTGAAAGTTTCTCCGTAAGCGTGTTTCTCAGCTAAGTATTCTTGGTAAAATCTGTCAATAAATAACTCTTTGTCGGATCTTTCTTCCTTGTAGCTTAAATCTACATCTTTGGGCATCTTAATCATAATTTTTTACTTCTCGCTCTGTTATAAACTTGTCAATAAAATCTATAGCGTCATCTAATCGCTTGTGATTTTCAGTATAAGTATTTGGTTTACCATCTTTAAAAACATATTCCTTGATGTATTCCCAAGCACAATCTAAGTGCCATTGTTCCCATTCTGCTTTTTTAATTACTTGTTGTTTGTCTGTCATGCTTCCTCCTCTATTAAATCTGAACTATCTACTATTTCTTTAATCATGTCTGCTAACCAATAAACAGAACAATAAGGATTGTTTTTATTGGCTTTGCAAAGTGATTGTATTTCCTCAATCATTTCTTCTTTACTCATGCTTCCTCCTTCATTTTACCTTTAGAAATTCCATTTACAGAAAAATTATAATCGCCACTTTTAAGTCTAGCCATAAATTCTTTATGCCATTCTTCACTTACAACTACTCCTGTGTCTCCATCATCATCATATATTCTATACATTTTTTCTTTACTCATGCTTCCTCCTCTTCTAATTCTTCTAAATACTCATGTACAATTTCCTCGCCAATAATATAAACGTACATATTTACAACTTTTTCTGGGTCGGAAAAATCTGTATTGACTTCGCCAAAATTAAATTCTTCATACTCTCTAATATGTTCTATAACATCAAAAGCCATATCGCCTAGCCATTGTTTAGCTTGATATGTGCCAATGATGTAATAGTCTTCATTAAAAGCATGGTGGTGCAAGTCGTCTTTCCAATACTCAGATTCTTCTAAGTATTCCTTATTTTCTTTAATGTAGTCATCAAAGTATTCTTTGATTTCTTCTTTTTTATAATCCATATTTGTCTCCTTTGTTAAACAAGTTCGAGGTTTTTGTTTTATCAAGTATCGCTAAATACTCAAGAAGAATAATATTAGGTGTACTTCTTCCAAGCCGAT